CGGGCACGTCAGACCGGTAGGGGCGTTTCGGTGGCAGGACGGCGCTACCAGGGTGCATTTTACAAACAGGTGTACGGCAACAGCGCCGATATCTGGATCCGTACTGCCAGCAAGCACTTCAACAGTGATGACTACCCCGAGGCAACTCAAGGCCGGCGGCGCAGTGGTTTCGTTCAGGAAAACGACAACCGCTTTCCTCTGGCGAAAGCCAAGGTGTCGCTGGAGCAGGCCCGGCCGCACTTTGAGGCCTGGATTAAACGCGCCGATGAACAGCTGATTGTTGTGCTTCAGCAGGAGCTCAATTACGAACTGCAGAAGTATCTGAAGGGGAGCACAAATGTCAGATGAGCCGTTCAGCCTGACCCAGCTGTACCAGGCCATTGAGCAACACCTGACCGAGCATCTGTCGGGTATTCAGGCGGTAGTGTTTTGGCCGGACATTCAGGAAAACCAAGGCATCCCACTGCCTTCGGTGTTTCTCGAAATGGCCGAGTTTGAATCGGGTACCGATATCGGTACCGGCGAAACCAGCGTGGTCTGTAAGTTTGAGGCGCGAATCATCGTTGACCCGATTCGAGCCAATCATCATGAGCAGGCCGTGCATTTGGTTTCGCAGTTGGCGGTGCTGCTTCGGCAGCAGAGCTGGGGCCTTGAAGTCAACGTCGCGCAGTTTGAGCGCGCCACCCAGGATTGGACCAAGCCTGAGTTGGATGGTTATGTGGTGTGGGTGGTCGAGTGGACTCAGCAGGTCTATTTGGGGGTTGAGGTTTGGCCGTTCCCTGAAGAGAAAACGAGCATGCTCAAACTTAACCTTGAAGCGTATCCGGACGTCGATACACCAGGTGGCGCGCCATGAGTTATCAGACGGGCGAGCATGACCGGATGATCGCGGCGATGTTGATGCCGTGTGTGGTGGTCGGGGTGGATTTGATGGCCCCGGCCGTGCGGGTCAAGTCGGGCGACTGGATTAGCGCCTGGGTGCGCTGGCACAGCCAGGCTGCCGGCAAGGCCCGCCACTGGCGCGCACCAAGCCTGGGTGAGCAGGGGATTCTGTTCAACCCCAGCGGCCAGGCCGGTATGGGCACTTTTGTCCCGGGGCTGTACGGCGGCGCCGGTGCCGCGCCGGATAACCGGGATCATGTCGAGGTGTGGCGGTTCGATGATGGCGGCTCTCTGGTCTATGACTGGGAGGCCAACAGCTACACGATCACCTTGCCCACGGGTACGGTGATCATCAAGGTAGGGGCGACCGAGGCGGTCGTTACCGATAACGCGGTGACGGTCACAACGACCAACGTCAAGTTGATTGCAGACGTTGCAATTGAAGGTTCGCTATCCGTAACGAAAGACGTTTCTGTCCAGGGCGCTTTGCATGCCGTGAAAGACATCACCAGTGACGGCAAGATCATCGACGTTGGCGGCAACAGCGCGAACCACAAACACTAGCCGTTCAATTTCACTGGCCCGCCGCGTGCGGGCTTTTTTGTGCCCGGGGGAAACCATGGCCAAGACTTCTGATAAACCCGCCGCCGTCGCGTCTGGTTCAACGTTCCGCGACAAGCTCTACACCTCGCGCACCCTGATTCTGCCCGATAGTGGCCGCCCTTTGGCGGTCATTAAGGCGCAGATATCGGTCCCGGCAGCGGATACCGAGGCGCGGGCTTACCTCGAAACCAACGAGGAATTCGAACTACTGCAGGAGTGATTTAGATGATCGGAATGGACCGCCACACCGGCCAGCCGATTTCGGGCCTTGCGCATTTGCGCCAGTGCATCGAGGACATTCTAAGCACCCCGTTGGGAAGTCGTCGGGAGCGGCCGGAGTACGGCAGCAAGCTGCGTCGTTACGTGGATATGCCGGTTAACGAGGGCTGGAAGGGGGCGGTTCAGGCCGAGGCGAGCAGGGCGCTAGGCCGCTGGGAGCCCCGCCTGAAGCTGGAACGCGTGCAAGCCGTCTCTGTCCTGGGCGGCCTGATCAAGATTCAGGTCACCGGTAGCTACCGGGGCGAAAGCGTACTGCTAGAGGTAAGTGTATGAGTATCGTTGACCTGTCGGAGTTGCCGGCGCCTGACGTGCTTGAGCCCCTGGACTTTGAAGAGGTCTATGCGGAAAGGCTGGGTGTCTTCCGCGAGTTCATGGGCGACAACTGGAGTGCACCGCTTGAGAGTGATCCGGTGGTCAAGCTGCTGGAGGTCGGTGCCTATGTGGGCATCGGTGATCGCGCCCGGGTAAATGATGCCGCCAAGGCGTTGCTGTTGGCCCATGCAATCCGGGGCGACCTCGATCAGCTCGGGGCGAACGTGAACACCCCGCGTCTGGTGATCCAGGCGGCGAACCTTAGCGCTATACCGCCGGTGGAGGAGGTCAGGGAGGGCGACGATGCTTACCGCGAGCGGATCCAGTTGGCCTATGAGGGCCTGACCACGGCGGGGCCGCGCAACAGCTACAAGCTGCATGCCCGCAATGCGTCTGCCCTGGTGGCAGATGCGTCAGCGGAAAGCCCCTCGCCGGCGTGCGTTACGGTGACGGTGCTGGGGTTGTCTGGGGATGGAGCGGTGGGCCCTGAGTTGTTGGCCGTGGTAGCCAGTGCGCTCAATGACGAAAACGTTCGGCCCTTGGGCGACCGGGTGACGGTGCAAAGCGCCCAGGTGCTGCCGTATCGCGTTGACGCGGTGCTGCATATGAAAGGCCCCGGCCCTGAAAGCGCCGTCGCGCGGGATGAGGCGGAAAGACGACTCGCTGCCTGGATCAACCCGCGCAGACGCCTGGGGGTTGAGGTGGCACGCTCCGCTGTGGACGCGCAGCTGCACGTCCCAGGCGTTTCGCGCGTTGAGCTGATCGGGTGGAAGGATCTGGCCCCTACAACGGCTCAGGCGGCGTTCTGCACCGGCTATAGCGTCAAGCTGGGGGAGTGACATGAAAAGCCTACTGCCGATCAACAGCACCCAGCTTGAGCGTGCGATTGAGGCGGCGAGCGCGGATAAGACCGTGATCCCGCTGCGTTCGCTCTACAACCCCGCGACGTGCCCCGTTCATTTGCTGCCGCACCTGGCGTGGGCCTGGTCTGTCGACCGCTGGGATGATCGCTGGACAGAGGCGGCCAAGCGCAACGCCATACGGTCGTCGTTCTACATCCACTCCCGCAAAGGAACCATTGGCGCGTTGCGCCGTGTCGTGGAGCCGCTTGGCTACCTGCTGGAAGTGACTGAGTGGTGGCAGACGGTGCCCGAGGGGGAGCCGGCCACCTTCGCCCTGAAGGTCGGTGTGCTGGAAAGCGGCATTACCGAGGAAATGTATCAAGAGCTAACCCGGCTCATTGATGACGCCAAGCCCGTCTCGCGGCATATGACGGGATTGGCCATCAGCCTGGAAGCGCAAGGCACCATCAATATCGGTGTTGCCGTTTATGACGGCGACGTACTCGACGTCTACCCACCCGCAGCGCGTGACATTGAAGTCAGCGGCTACATCGGTGTGGCTGGGCGCGAACACAGCATTGACACCCTGGACGTGTACCCATGATTGATAAGAACTCGCAATTTATGGCGATCCTCACCAATGTGGGGGCCGCCAAACTGGCTAACGCTAACGCTTTGGGACTTCCCTGGAAGATCACCGCTCTGGCGGTTGGCGATGCCAACGGTACCGATCCGGTCCCTAGTGCCACGCAAACAAAGCTGGTCAATGAGCTGCGGCGTGCGCCGCTTAACCAGCTTGTACCGGACCCGAAAAACGCTGCTGTCATTGTGGCTGAGCAGGTCATTCCCGAGAACGTGGGCGGCTTCTGGATCCGTGAAATCGGTTTGTATGATGAGGACGGCGATTTGGTGGCGGTTGCCAACACTGCCCCGACCTTCAAGCCTTTGCTTGCGCAGGGATCCGGCCGGACGCAAATCATTCGGATGAACCTGATCGTCTCCAGTGTGGCCAACATCGAATTGAAGATTGATCCGTCGGTGGTACTGGCTACCCGCGACTATGTTGAGTTGGCAATCACCGAGGCTTTGAACAAGCAAGATTTCAAGCACTCCGTACTGGTAGCCACGACAGCCAACACCACGTTGAGCGGTCTTCAGACCGTAGACGGCGTGGCGTTGCAAGCCGGGGCCCGCGTTCTGGTGAAGAACCAAGTGACGGCCAAGGACAACGGTTTGTGGGTAGTTTCCTCAACTGGCCCATGGAAACGCGCCGAGGATGCAGATACCAGCATCGAGGTGACGCCAGGTCTATTTGTGAGCGTCGAGACGGGCACGCTCAACAGCGACAGCGTTTGGCAGTTGGTAACCGATGCACCAATTGTCCTGGGCACTACTGCGCTGACCTTTGAGATGGTGGCGGGGCGCACGGGAGTCAATGCGGGTTCATATGGCAAGGTTACTGTCGACAAGTACGGGCGGGTCATTGCCGGCACGAACCCGACTACGCTCGCTGCGGCCGGGATCACCGATGCACTGTCGATTAATGGCGGCACCCTGCAAGGGAATGTCCAACTGACGGAGAACAGCAGATTCTATATC